ATCGTCAGCAGCCGCTTGCGTGAACGCGGGAACAGGTTCCACCAGAACTGCACCAGCTGGCTGTAGGTGCCAACGAGGCCCTGGAGCTTCTCCACGGGCTCGCGGTGCATGAACTTCCGGCGATGGATGACCGGCACGATGTACTTCGCGTCGATCCAGTGGAAGCGCGGGCCCTGAAGGATCGTGTTCGCGTGGGACTCGGACTGACCGGCCGCGGTGGCCGTGATCGCGCCGATGCCGGCCACCGTCTGCGTCACCGCCGACGAGTGAGCCGGATACGCCGCGGCCGAGTCGAGCGCCGAAACGTACTGGATGGGGATGCCCGCGTACTGCGGCCCGTGGTAGGCCCAGTCCTTCGACTTCAAGCGGTCGTTCGCCGAGAAGAGCAACTGCTCGGCGAGCACGATGCCGTCCATGCTCGTGATGATGAGCTGGTTTCGGAGATTCGCCTCTTCGAAGAAGTTGCTTCCCGGCTTCGGGCTCTGGAAGTTGAGCAGGTGCCATGCCACCGCGAACGACATCGGAAGGTTGTAAATCTTCTGCGTCGTCGTCTCGGGGCGGTACGGGTTGCCTGAGCCCCACGAGCTCTGCGCCAGCGTGGTCGGCGTCGCCTTCTGTCGCTCCGTGGCCGACGTCACCATGCTGTCCGACTTGTGCGGCTTTTGCGGGTCGTAGAGGAGCCGCTGCGGACGCCACGCCTCCTTGAGCACCGGGTCGATGTTGTTGATCTTGTTCCCCGACGTCCATCCGGTCGGAAGACCGTTGGTGGACTCGGAGAGGATCGCGAACAAGCTCAACTGAGCCGTGCCCGGACNNGCGCCGCCTCGAGGCCGGTGTAGTACGACGCCTCGAGATCCATTTCCTTCAGGCGCTTGAGATCCTTCAGCTTCGTCTTGAAGGCCGCCTCCGACATTCCGTCGTGGAACTGGTGCTCGATCTCCTGCTCGACCCAGGTGAGTGAGTCGTCGATCGCGTACTTCCAGTTCTGCTCGTGATTGGTGGCGGTCTCCTTCAGCGACGGCGTGTACGTCGCGTTCGGCAGGACGCCCCGATAGCGACTCTCGAAGCTCAGGATCACGGTGTCCTGAATCTTCGTGCCGCTCTGCACGACACGGCTCATGGGCTTGTCGCGGAGGAGTTGCGAGAAGAGGAACGTCCGCGCCATCGCGTCGTTGATGACGTCCTCCGGTCCGGTCATCTGCGCCGCGCGCGTGACCGTCATGAAATCGTTGAATGCCGCCAGTGGTGCCGGCATGGTGGGTTACTCCAGTGAGAAGCCGCCCGCCCTCGCCGCCTGCTCGCGAGAACCGCCCCGCACGATCGTGTTCAGCACGGCATTCTCCCGCTGGTCTCGCGTCATGGGGCGGCGCTGTGCGCTGTTGCCCATGTCCGCGGCCTGGCCGGTGGTGCCGTCTGCGGTTGATTCTGCGGGTTTCAGGCCGAGCGAATCCGCTGCGGCCTGTGCGAGCGCTTCGACGGTGGCGAACGTGCCTGGTGATTGAGAACCGAGCTCCGACATGCGGGAAAGAACGGCTGGGAGTTGCTTCACCGAACCGCCGCGCTCACCGAGCACGACGGTCGCCGCCAGCTGCGCGCTCTGCTCGAGCCGCGCGGCCTTGGCGTCCTCCTGGGCGGCCTTCACGGCGGCGCTCAGCGCCGTCGCCTTGGCCGTCAGGCCCTTCCGAAGCGCCCTCGCCGGCTCCTCGCCGAGCGAGTCGGCGAGTTGCTCGAAGGCTTCGTCCTCCAGCTTTTCCGCATCGTCGGCCGAAGCAGCGCCGTCGGACTTGGCCTGCTTGCCTTCGTCGCCCTTGGCGTCCTTCGGCGACTTCTCGCCGACCTTGGCCTCGAGCTCCTTGATGCGGTTCCCGTAGCCGTCCACCGCGGACTGCCGCTTCGAGGCGCTCTCCGCCCAACCGCGCAGCTTGGCGGGGTCGGACTTCGCGAGCGTCTCGATGACATCCGGGGGGACGCCATCACGCTTGAGCACGGCGATCTGACGCTCCGTCTCGGCGTCTCGGGTGGGGTTCGCCGTCGCGCCAGCGTCCGCGATCGCGGGTTCACTGGCATTCTCGGCGTCCTCCGTGCCGGCCTTGGCGTCTGCTCCAGCGTTGGTGCCACCGCCGACGATGCGATCGAGCGCCGCGTCCAGGACCGAGTTGTAATCGCCGGCGCGGGACTCGCGTCCAGCGTTGGCGGTCTGCTCGGTCGAAGGGTTCGCGGTTTCGATCGTGGTTTCTTCGGTGGCGTTCGGCATCGGTTGTCCCTTTCGGGGTTCAATCTCTGACGAGGTTGTTTCGAGCGCACACTTCGCGCTCGTGTCTGATGGACTCAATGATCGGGCGCCCGATGCTGTCTGTCTTGCATCCAGGCAGGAATCTCGCCTGCGCATTCGAGACATACGGATAGCCCGCGTTCATGCGGAAGGTGTCGATGTGGCCCGGCGTGATGAGCCGTTGAAGGCGCTTGCCCTTGACTCGAATCGAGCGCGGCACCTTCGCCATCGAATAGACGCGCTCGACTCGCGTGCCGTCCTTGTGGCCGAAGACGTACGTTGGCATCAGCGTGCCCTCACGGCGGCGCCGTTCATTCCTGCGTGCGTGGCCGCGCCAGCGCCGGCGCTTCCACCACCGCCGAATCCGGGCGGCGGCGGGATCAGCCCTTGCTGCGCCGCTTCCTTCCCAGCGTCGAGCTCGTCGGCGTCGACCGCCGTCGAGAGATCGATCCTGGTCTGATGCCCCAGCTTCGGGAGGATGTCGTCCTTCCACCGCATCCAGGGCGTGTGCGGCATGAACATCGCGATCTTCGTGAGCAGGTCGAGGGTCACAATCGCCCGCTGCTGCTGGAGCGCGTCCGACGTCCGCTCCATCGAGTAGGGGTCGACCGTGATCCCCATCGCCTCGAAGGCGCCGAGCTCCTTCGCCCCGCCCTCGAAGATCGGATTGATCTCGCCGGTCTTCACGCCAGGCGGCAGCGGCAATTTCACGGCCTTCGAGTGCCAGAGCAGGTGGCCGATTCCCCACATGCAGCGACGCGCGAAGGTGTGGAACGCCTGGGTGACGCCGGCGACGCGCATGCTCGATGAGCCCTCGGCGATCGCCACTTCGGTTGCCGTGGCCTTCCCGGAAACGCTCCCGCGCATCACTTCGTCCATGCCGGAGACGCGATCGAGCCGCTCCCTTGACATGGCGATGTGCTCGACCATCTGCGGCGTGAGCCCGCCGATCTCGTAGGGCACCACCTTGTCCTTGTTCAGCTGCTTGACGGCCGTGATGAGCTCGCGAGTGTTCTTCAGGTTCTCGATGAACTTCCGGTCGCTCTCGTCGATCAGGAAGCCGCGGCGGTACTCGTCGATCGCCCTTCGGGCCAGCCGGACGTCCTTGTTGTGGTCGCGGATCTGCTGGTCGATCGCCGCGATCGGCCCCATCGGGAACGGGCTGTTCGGGACGTCGATCGCGCCGGCGACGAGATACGGCCCGAACTGCGGCCCCTTGTAGGCCTGGCGCTCGCGGATCCGCTCGGGCTTCGCGCCCTGCTTCCGCTCCCGCTCGTTCTGGTGATGCCGCGCGACGCACTCGATCGTGCCGGCCTTGTCGTCGGCCCGCCAAATCTGGAAGACCTCGACGAGATCATCAGGCGGCTCGCCGCGCTTCGATCGGTTCGTGGGCGATTCGACGGGCCCGACGCCGCACGCGAGCGCCTCGATCGATGCGATGTCCCACTTCTCGCTCTTCGGGCGCTTCTTCGCCCACTCGAGGAGCCGCTCCTTGCTCACCGTCCAGCGGTCGCCCATCCAGAGCGCTTCGGTGTGGTGCTTCGCCTGGTGATCCATGACGAAATCGCCCTGGTCGACGCGCACGAGCCGCGGCAGGAAGTCGGGCGCGCAGTCGCGATGCCAAGGCACCGCCCGCGGCACGAGCTTCGCCACGCCCCAGGTGAAGCAGAAGTCGAGGGCGATGCGGCGGAACGACGTCTCCGCCCAGGTGAGCTCCGTCCAGAGCTCGATCGCGGCCTCGAGCTTGATCGCGGCCCGCTGCGGCCGTTCGCCGACCGCGAGCGCCCGCACGCTCACGCCAGGTGGCGAGTAGGCGAGCTTCGGCAGGTACATCGAGACGAGCTCGTAGGCGTAGGCCTCCGGGTCGTAGTCGTCCTCCGCCGTGCCGGACGGCCGGAAGCCGGGCCCGTGGAAGCGGGCGATCATCGACTCCCAGCCCTTCAGGTGCTCGTCGCGGTGTTCCTCGGCCGCGTCGATGTCCTCGAAGAGCCGCTCGATGTCGCGGCGGTCCTTCTGCTCCTCGGTGGGCTCGAAGTCGTCGTCTTCGTCGCTCATGCGTCCTCCCGCGGGATTCCGAGCTTCGCGCCGATCGAGCCCTCAGGCCATTCGGTCGGCGGCTCCGCGTGGTCCGGCTGGGCGCCGCCCGATCCGAGCATCAGCCACGCGCCGGCATGGGCAACGACGCGGTCGCCGTGGCCCTCGCGGGCGCCGGTCTCCATGTCGTAGCGCGAGGCAATGTCGATCGAGCCGTCCTCGCAGACCGTGTAGCGCAGGGCCTCGAGGAGCGTCGTCTTCGAGCGGATCGCGCAGTCCTGCTTGATGATCGCCCGGTTGAACGCGCCCAGGACGGCCCGCTTCTTCTCGCGATTCGAGAGCCATCCGAGCCGCCGCGTCGCGCGGTCGGTGACCTCGCCCTCGGTGTGCTCACGCCAGATCCGGCGATGCCCGGCCCGGTTCAGGTGGCCGTCGAACTCGCCGCCAGGACCGTTGACCTCGAAACCGGCGAGCGCCTCGCTCTCCTCGCCCTTGAAGACGGTGCGGGCGCCGAGCGCGACCTGCTCCGCGAGCGGCAGCGGCGGCGTGGTCGGGTCGACGAACTCGGCGACGAATCGCCCCGTCTTCGCGTCCAGGACGGCCGCGCACGCATTGGCGGCGCCGACGCCCCAGGACGGGTCGACAAAGATCAGGAACCGCGAACGCGGATCAGGCTCCTCGTAGACGTACCAGCGGCCCTCCGGCATCGTCTCGAGCCGCACCGTGCCGCCTGAATCGGCGACGAGCTCGCACCGCCTGGCGGGCTTCTGCCAGCGATCGATCATCGCGTAGACCGCGACGGCGTCGAAGAAGCCGGTGCCGCCGATCCCCTGCATACACAGGACGTTGGTCGCCAGGTCGAGCCAGTCGCGCTTCTTCACCTGGAGCTCGAACCAGGGCGACCAGAAGTACCGGGCGCCCTTGCGTCGCGTGATGCGGCCGTCCTCGTCGACGCGCCACTCGCCGCCAGCGGCCTTCTGCGGGTGCTGGTCGTAGGTGAGCTTCACCAGGACGGGCGCGCCGTCCTCGCCCTCGATCGCCTTCGTCCAGAGCTCGTCGAAGTAGGTGCCGGGCTCGCCAGGCGACGAGAACGCGATGCGGCAGGCCGTCGCGTCGCTCGCCGCCGACCAGGCCGCTTCGGCCATCCCGCCGACGTGCGCGAACTCGTCCGGCGCGATGAATGTCCGGCGACCGGCACGGCCGATGTGCGGCGTCGTCGCGGCGCCGACGATCGTGGAGCCGTTCTTCGGGTTCTTCAGCGTCAGGTGCGAGCGGTGGTCCCCGCCGCGCTGGTAGTCCTCGATCGGCCCAGGGAGCAGCCACGAGGGCTGATTGGCGTTGAGATAGTCGACCTTCCAGAAGAGGCAGTCGGGGTCTCCCATCCGGTCGACGAGCGGCTCGATGCGGCTCGTGAGCATCGAATGGGAGTCCGGCACGAACAGGAAATGCCAGTCCGCGATCGCCGCGACGAGCCAGCTGTAGCCCATGTCGCGGCTCTTGGGACCGACGACGTCGCGCCCGCCGCGGATCGCCTCGACGATCGCGTGCATCGCGTCGACCTGGCACGGCCAGGGCACGAACGGGCGATGCGAGACTTTCGCCGGCCGCTCGATGCCGTCGGCGCCGACCTCCTTGATGACGTACGTCCACGCGAAGTGCGTCAGCCACCAGATCGGCGACTGCCGGCACATCTCGCGTTGGGTGTCCTGGGCGATCGGATCGAGCGAGCCCTCGTCGAGCAGGATCTTCCTGGCCGCGAGATTCGCCCGGACGTCGAGAGGGAGCGCCCAGCCGGTCCACGGACACTTCGCGATCACGGCGAGAACCACCAGCCAGGTGACCAGCGCTGCACGAATCACGATCCCCCCTCGGTTGGCTTCAGCACGAAGCCTTCGCGTGCGAAGTTCTCAATGTGCCGCGTGCCGTCGACCCACCATTCGATCTCGAACACGATGCTCCCCGAGAGCCGCAATTCGACACCGAGAATGACGCCGTCGTAGTCGTTGAGCCGGACGCGGCGGCCAAGCAGATCGACCGCATCGTGACGGACGCTTCCCTGCG